CAGTAGAGTACTGCGCAAACCAATCGTCGAAAGTTTCGCGTCCGTAGAACGCTAGCTCCCGAAGGGAGGCAGTGCAGTTATCTGTTGTCATTTGCTTCAAGGGGCCAGAACGGCTAGCCCAATGAGCGATCTCAACACATTGTTCGAGTGAGAAAGCTCCAAACATGAAGCCCCCGAGCTTGACTGTCTTTCGGCGAAGAAAGAGAGACTCATCACGGGAAGGCCATTCGACAACAGAAGCGTTTTTGTCATGAGAAGGTACCATATCCATATTGAACATCTTTTTAGCAGTTTCAGCGAAACTTTTGTTATTTAAAACATGCTTAAGAGAGTCAGCAACGTAGATACGGGAATCATCACCATAAAAGAACATAACAGATTCTTTCAGGGCCAGGTCGATTCCTTCAGGAGACATGCCAGAGCAAAAGAGGATATCGCGAATAATCATAATCGTGATAACTTCATTCACAGCGACATTAATCTCCGTGGTGAAAATTGACCCAGAGGAGACACCGTCACGGGAGATCCACGCATTAAGAACAGCATGGAGGTGGTAGTAAACGGTGTGCCAGAGAAAGTGAGAGCGGAGCCAGTTAAGCCCGTCAGCCACGTGATTTTGAAACCAGGTGAGAATTTCAATTATAACGTATAGTAGGACAATACGGAAAATAGAAATATCCCATCCCTTGGTATCAAGAGCAATGACGTTCGGGTGCCGGCCTCTCTTCTCCATCTGGTCCCAATGAAGGGAATAAGGGTTGAAGCCAACCATAGAAGGACCGTAAGGACACTGCCTACGCATCATGTCAAGCCAGGAAGCAAAGATAGATCTCTGCACTAGCTGGTCATTAACGCGGACAGCGTCAGTAAGACGGTTCTCATACATCAGCTTCACAACCCTCTCGCTCTTCTGATAAGACTCAGAGGGGCAGAAGCCCTGTCCTCGAGACGCATCGTGTATAAGAGCTACACAACGCTTGAGGAGAGAGTCAGAAGGAAGACGGGTGGCGTCAGGGGTGTCACGACCGATAAAAGGAAACTTACCGGAAACACCTCTAAAGCCGTACCCTGGCCCAGAGGCCTGGCGAATCGGAGATAAATACATATCCGGCACGCCATCTATTGACTCTTGAACAGAGAGAATTGAGCTCCTATAGGGAGGAGCCCAATGGGTCCAAAGGGACCCAACAGAGGAACGGATGTCGTGGAGAGACATAACGGTTTGCTTATCGCGGCGCCATTTAGTCAGACCATAACGAACACCTACAAAGTCACGGGTACAGACAGTGGGATTAGTCTGAGGGGGACCGAAGGTGCGAGAAAGAAACGGGGAAATAGCCGAGGGGATGATGTTGTTCTTAGAGGATTGAAAGACAGGAGAAGCGGGAACACCGTGAAAGCGCAAACCAACGCACTCTTTACGAACTCGATCAAAA